GAGAAGGAGTTGATTCCGAACCTGAAGGCGTATGGGGAGAAGGCGTTGGTGGCGGTGCAGGCGGTGGCGACGTATTGGGGTCAACAGGTGCAGGATGAGGCGAGGCGGGAGGCGAGATGGGAAGATAGGACGGGACATGCACGTGGCGGGTTATTTTTTGCGGTGGATGGCTTCGGGTTCAGTCCCATCACTGGGACGGTGACGCCGGAAGCGACAAGCGAGATGAGCGATGTGGCGGTGGAAAGCGGAGATGCGGATACGTTGATCATCACGCTGGGGCACACAGTTTATTATGGGAAGTTTTTGGAATTATCGAACGGCGGCAAGTATGCAATTGTGATGAGTACGATGGAAAAGAATTTGAATGACTTGGAACGGATGTTGAAGGATACTTTTAGGTAAACCCCACCCCCAGCCCCTCCCCGAAAAACGGAGAGGGGGGCAAGAGGATAACATGACTTTGCGAGATCGGATCAATAATTTGTTCAGGCGAAACCAGGCGGCGGGCGAGGTGACTTCGGCTAACCTAACCCCCGGCCCCTTCCCAAATGGGAAGGGGAGCAATGATGGGATGGATATCTATGAGTTATTGAAGGCGGACCGTGAGCGCATGGCTATCGTGAAGACGTGCAATCTGATGTATGACACGGATACACGGGTAAAGAAGGCGCATCGGTTCTATGCACGGGATATCGTGCGGGCGGGTTTCTTGCTGAAGACGAAGGATGAAGGGGCGAAGTCAATTGCAGATGCGCTCCAGAAGCGGCTGGATTTGAACCAGTTGCTGGAGGATGGGGTGCGGGAGACGAGCCGGGACGGTGATTCGTTCTTTGAGGTGGTGGTGAATGAGTCGCTGGAGATATCGGATGTGAGCCGCAAGCCGTCCACACAGGTGAGACGCAACTCAGATAGCCGGGACCAATTCCCAGAGCCGTCACGAGCGTTCTGGATGAGTAAAAATCAATGGTACAGCGGTGAGCCGCCCGCAGATGCGATCTGGTTCGCTGACTGGCAGATGATCCACGCACGCTGGGACCACGAGAAAAACAAACGCTATGGGTCGCCGATGTTTGCATCCGCTACGGGCGCTTTCAAACGTGTGGAGGACGGGGAGTTGAATGTGGCGGTGAGGCGCAAGATCGGCGGGGCGCAGATCCGGCAGCACGTGATCGAAGGATCGGCGGCGGATGTGGAGAAATACAAGGCGGATAATGCGAAGGCGCTGGGAAAGCTGGCGGCGGTAATTGATTTTTTCTCGAACAAGGCTTCTTCGCTGACAGTGTTCCAGGGCGACGGGAATATAGACAAGATCGGGGATGTGAACCATCACGTGGCGACGATGATGGCGGCGAGCGATGTGCCGATGGAGTTGATCGTTTACGGCGAGGGGCTGAATCGGGATATTTTGGGGGAGAAGAAAGAGGAGTATGAGGAGACATTATCACAGGGGCGGGAGTGGCTGAGTGCGCAGATCTTGAAGCCGCTGCTGGAACGTCAATGGCTATTGAAGGGGATCCTGCCTGCGAGCGTGGATTATGAGATCGTGTGGCGCACGGCGAAGCCGCTGACTCCGACCGATCTGCGTGACCTGGCGGACGGTCTGATGCGCTTGCGGGTGCTGGGCGTGAAGGAAGAGACGGTGCAAGCAATTGCGGCGATGTATCTGCGGAATGTGGATGCGGAGATCATGAGCGGCGATGGGTTCAGCCCGGAGCAGTTTGCGCAAAACCTAAAGGGTCTTTCGATTTAGGATTTACGATTTACGATTATGAAAACGAATGATTTGATCCCACAGCTCGATAAGGTCCCGGTGGGGCGGATGATGCAGGCGTCACAAAAGGCGCTGATCCGCACCCATTTGTATTTTACGGGACGGACGCATGAGTTGATGCTGGAATATCGAGATAAGGCGCAGTCAATCATCTTGCGGGGCGGCGGCAAGGATCAGATGTTGGATGGCTCGAGCGGCTTTGGCGTGCAGTCTGATCTGCTAAGGGTGTGGGGCGATACGTGGACACAGTGGCAGTCAGAGTTTCAACAGGTCCGCAGGGAGGCGGGGTTGATCGCTTTTGGGGTGGCGGCGGTGGAGCATGAGAGGCTGGTAATTGGTAAATTGGGGAATGGTAAATTGGTCGAGGGGATTGCTTCGCAAGAGCGGCTCGCAATGACAGAGGGGATTGCTTCGCAAGAGCGGCTCGCAATGACAGAGGCAGTGACTGATGGCGGAGTGTTCAGTCCGCAGTTGAGGATGCTGTTGGATATTGCGGCGGAATATCTGTATGGCGACAGTATGAATTTATCGGGCCGCATTTGGAAGTTGGATAGGGAAAGCCGGGATGGGATCAACCAGGTGTTGATGAATGGGATTTCATCGGGAGATTCGGCATGGAACATTGCGAAGAAGCTGGAGGAGTTTCTTGGTGCGGGTGCGGACTGTCCACGGTGGACGAGTACACGGCTGTATGGCCGCTCCAAATCAGATATAGCGGCTGGGGATCCTACGGGGTTGCTTTCGGGGGATGCGTGTGCTGGGCAGGGTGTTTCCTATAACGCTCTGAGACTGGCGCGCACGGAGATCCAGAAGATGCACGCACTGGCGACGGACCGGGTGTTGGCGGCACAACCGTGGGTGAAGAGTGAACAGTTCCATCTTTCGGCGGCGCATCCTGAATCGGATGAGTGCGATGATGCGGCCAAAGGCGGCGATAATAACGATGGTGTTTATCCGGTAGGGACAATTGAAATTCCGTTACATCCAAACTGCCTATGCTACAAGACGGCGGTGCAGATGCCGGAAAAAGATTTCACGAGCAAGCTAAGCGGCTGGGTGAACGGGTCAGGGGATTGGAAGGAGATGGATGATTATGCTCAGTTTATCGGCGGAAATGTAAGCGCAGATATCATGCCTGCGGCGATCAATCTGGCGGTGTGGTTGTTCAGCGATAAGCTGGAGGAATGGTTGAAATGACCAGGGACGGTAGACCATTGACGATGGAAAATGGCGTGGATGTGGCCCGAGGTTGTTTGTATGGCCTGTCCTTTGCGTCCATATTTTGGTTCGTAATTATAGCGATTATTTGCGTGGTGATGAAATGACACTTTCTGATGACCTGAAGACGGCGCTGGAGAATGATAGTCAGTTGATGGCTATCTTGACGGGGGGGGTGTTCAATGACGTGGAGGAGATCTCACGCCAGGGGACGCCGGGTGCGTTCGACGATGATAAGGAGATCAAGCCATGTGCGCTGATCAAGGTTCCGAACGAGGGTCCAACCGGCCCGTATGTGAGAGGCGTGCGCACGTCGTTCGTGATCTATTTTTATCAACGTGCAGGCTTCGATCAAGTCGAGGAGGCGATGGGACTGGTCTTCGATGACCTGAACGAGACACAGATCGGTAACAAGGTTTGGAACATCGAGTTCAATAATGCAGTGTATCAACAGCGGGACACGGCGCTGGATTGTGCGTTGGGATCGCTGAGATTTATCGCAGTTCGAGAATTATAGAAAAGGAGAAAGACATGACAGCAACACCTGGAGTGAACGATAAACCGTTCGGATTGAAAGAGATCAAGCTGGTTAGCATTGACGGCATCACTGCAATTTCACTGCCTGCGGCATTGGAATTGGAGTGGGAAGAGTCCGTTGTGAGCGGCGAGTTTTTCGGCAATGATGAATTGCAGGGACTCGTGACCCAGCCGCTGGGCGTGAAAGGCAAGTTCAAGACGGGCGGCATTCCGTTGAGCGCTTATGCCCTGATGACCGGGCATACCTACGACGTGGACGGCACAACGCCAAACCAGATCGCAACGCTCGAAGGCGATTCGCTGACTTTCCCGTATTTCAAAATATACGGGAAGAGCCTGGGCGACGAGGCGGATGATATCCACGTGAAGATATTCAAGGCCAAACTGACATCCAGCCCAAAGGGTGGGTTCAAGCGTGGCGAGTTCTTCATGCTGGAAGCCGAGTTCCAGGGCGTGAAGACGGGCGGCAAAGCCTATGACGTGGTTGCGAATGAGACGGCCACGGCTCTGCCCGGTGCGACCGGCTCGCCGGATGCGCTGACCTGTACACCCGTGCCTGCGGATAATGCACCCAATATCGCCATTGACGATCCGATCACGCTGACATTCAACAATGCGTTGAAGGGCGGTGCTGAGAATGGGATCATCCTGACGACCGCGGCGGGCGTGCCGAAGGCTTGCGCACGGACGATCAATGCCACACGCAAGATCGTGACGTTGACCCCGACAACCGACCTGACGAACAGCGAAGATTACCTGATCATCGTGCCGGGTGTGAAGGATATCTACGACCAGACGCTGGCGGATGCTGTATACAACTTTGCGACGGTGGCGGCGTAGCTCAAGGATGAAGGATGAAGGATGAAGGATGAAAGTCCTTCATCCTAATTGGAGAAAATATGCCTAAGAATTTGAAGGCGATGGAACAATCGCAGGATGCGAAGCGGATAAATCTCGCTGAGTGGCGGGCTTCACGTTTGCATGAGATGGACCTGCCGAGCGGATTGCATGTAAAACTCCGTGATGTGGATATGACGGATATTTTATTGACCGCCAAATTGCCGGATTCGATATTGGTTATGGCGGAAGAAGCTGCCGCAACCAAGGATAGCGTTGACCTGAAAGAGATGGCCATGGATCTGATGAAGAGCAATGGTCCAGCATTCAAACAATTGATGGATGCGCTCTCAAAGGCGGCACTTGTAGAGCCACAGATCGGCGACGTGCCGGATGATACGCATATCACGATTGACGAATTGACCTTTGCAGACAAGATGGCAATCATGGATTTCGTCAACCGAGAG